AAAAATCTTTTGCTGAAGATTTTAGAAGGGACGCGGGATCATCTCGAAACCATGAGCGGACGCAAGAAACCGAAGTTTGAAGATTTAATTGAACAAATAGATCTAGAAATAAGAAAAAGAAAATCCAAGTGGAACTTGACGGCCCTTTCGTGGATGGACTTTGATGACGTTTCGCAGATTTTACGAATTCATATTTTCAAGAAGTGGCATCTATACGATATTCGTAAGCCCCTTAATCCGTGGATTAATCGTATAATTTCCAATCAGATTAAAAATCTTATTAGAAACAATTACGGGAATTATTGTCGTCCATGCTTAAAGTGCGCTGCGGCTGAAGCCGGTGATTTATGTTACATTTACGGAAAGCAATCTGAAGCGTGCCCCCTCTACGCAAACTGGACGAAAACAAAGAAGCAAGCCTACGATGCAAAGTTGCCCGTTTCCATCGACGACCATTCTCACGAAATTAATTCGGCAGAGTATTCTGGATTTGACGTACTCGCTATGATGGAAAAGCTTAACGTCAAAATGGAGTCAACCTTAAAACCGGCCGAATGGAAAATATACAAGGCTCTTTACATTGATAACATGTCGGAGGAAGACGCCGCCACCTTGATGGGGTATAAGACTAACGAAAAAAACAGAGTGCCGGGTTACAAACAAATTAAAAATGTTAAAAAATCGATAATTCAGAAAGTTAAGAAAATGTTAGCCGACGGGGATATAGAAATATTATGAGCGCCAAAAATATAGACTTAGATGAGAACCAGCAGCTAGCCTTATTGAACGAGTGGAACAGTCGACCGGATGATCCACCTTACATCAAAGAATTGATTGAATTGGTATTCCCTGATGTACCCGAAGATAAGAGGGACGGAAGGTCAAAGTACGGAAGAGCTGTAAAAAAATTCCTCGCTGAGAAGAGTCTCAAGGCGAAGGTGTCCCACAAGTACTACCCAAAAGAGAAAACCGAACTTACCGAGGATCAGAAAGAGTTTATAACAAATAATTGCGGGGCCATGAAGCCTATGGAGCTGGCTCGGGTCACTTTCGATGACCCTACCATTTCCCCCTTGGATCTTAGGTACAAAGTGTTGTTTGATTTCCTCAAAACAATAAACAACAAAGTTAAATACTCTGACGTAACGGATGAGGAGACGGCGGCGGAAGCGGGCTATTCTCCACCGAAGTCAGAAGCCAGAGCATTAGTTAGAGTAAACAAGTATGTTTATAACGGGATCGACAAGGATAAGGTCACCTCGAAAATAAAAAGAAATTTGTACACCTTAATTGGATACATGCATACCTTTCGTTTTCTTCATCAAATCGGAACCTACAATATCGAGACAGACAGGGAACTATTTGAAAGTAGTTTTGTCAGATATACGTGGGACAAACCTGATCTCACCCAAGAGGAGGTAGACCAGTATATTGTCCTCTCTGCTGAAGTAGTTATTGCTTCCAATATCCAACGACGAGTTGAGAGATTGCAGCAGCTATTAGATCGAAACGCTGAAGATACAGAAGGCCGACGGATGGCCATGAGCTTGGTGGAAGCTATCAATACAGCACAGACGGAATACAACCAGTGCGTAAACCGACAGACAAAACTGCTCAATGAGCTGAAGGAGAAACGAAGCCACCGAATGAGCAAGATGATGCAGGAATCTGCTTCCATATTGAACCTCGTAGAACTTTGGAAAGATGAAGAGTCTAGACATAAAATGATTAAGATAGCTGAGCTTAGAAAGAAGAACGTTTCCAAGGAAATAGAGAGACTGACCTCTATGGAGGAAATCAAATCTCGTATTATGGGAATCAGCGAAGAGGAAGTTTTAAATGGTTGAATGTAACGTTTGCAAAAAAGAATTTAAAGAGGATAAGAATCTTCACTTACATATAAAAGCCCACAAGCTGGCGATAGGGAGCTACTACCATACCCAGTTTCCTCGGCATGACTTACACACCAAGGAGCTAATAAAATTTAAAAATAAAGATCAGTATTTCTCCGCAGACTTTAATACCAAAAGAAATTTGAAGGCGTGGCTAAAAAACGCTTCCCCGGAAAAGGCGAGAAAGTATTGTAAAGAACTGTTGATAAAAAGGAAAAGGGAGAAAGGTCTAGAATACACCCCAACCGAAGTAGAGCTAAGAACGCTTTTGGTCCCTCCTATTTCTTACTATCAGATAATTTTTGACGACTACTATAAGCTCTGCGAGGGTATAGGTTTGAAGAATAAGCTCTCTCCTTTACCCACGCAAAGACAGGATGGAAAAATTAAATTTAAAGAGGAGTTCGATGATGAGCATCTTATCTATGTTGATTCTAGAGAGCAAAACCCCCTACAGATAAAAGACTTCCCTACGGAAGTTAAGGGGTTAAAGTTTGGAGACTACTGCCTTAACGACAAAGACAAAACAGGAAACTGTTACATTGAAAGAAAGTCTGTGCCCGATCTTATTGGAACTCTGAGCGCGGGTTTGGAAAGGTTTGAAAATGAAATAAAACGTGCCGCAGAAGAAGATGCGTACATGGTGATTCTCGTCGAAAGAAAGCTGGAAGAATGTTTAGCCTTCAATAAGCTTCCGTACGTTTACAAGAAGAACACTCGAGTAACTCCAGATTTTATTTTTCACAACGTCAGGGAATTGATTCAAAAATTTCCGCACATTCAATTCCTATTTGTCGACGGAAGGGTGGAGTGCGTAAGGATCGTAAAAAAGCTTTTGCTGACCCAGATACTGAAAACTAAATTTGATTTGCAGTTAGCTTACGATTTAAAATTATTGTAATATGTGGTATTGCCCGGAAAAATATAATCGCCCCATTGTTGACATAAACAAAGAGGCCCTTGCGCTGAAAGGGGAACTCGGGGATCGACAGGCTAAAATCACACTAGCTAAGTTTATGAGGTCTAATCTGGGGTTCACTACCGAACTTCTATCGGGAATTAAATTAGCCCTTTACCAAGAAATAACACTAAAGGCTTTTTTTAATAGGAACTTTAGCATGTGCGTATGGGGGCGTGGTTGTGGAAAAACTTTCATTGCGGCTGTCTACTGCTTCCTCCAGTGCATTTTCGAACCCCGTACCAAGATCCTTATCGCTGGCCCTACTTTTCGTACAGCGCGCTTTATTTTTAATAACATCGAAAAGATAGTAGAGTCAAAGGAAGCCCAAATGTTAGCTCACGCTTTCGGCGCGAAGTCTAAACGTAACGACCAGTTCGAATGGAAAATTAACGAGGGCACAATAACAGCTATTCCGTTGAGCGGGGAAAAGATTCGAGGTTTTCGCGCTAACATTTTGGTTCTGGATGAGTTTTTGCTGTTGCCAGAGGATACTATTAAATCAGTACTGATGCCTTTTTTGGTTGCTCCTCAGGATATGGCGGAGCGAATAAGGATAAGGGAGATGGAGGACGACCTTATAGCTAAAGGTGATATGAAGGAGGAGGAGAGGATCGTCTTCGGAAATAACTCCAAGATGATAGCTTTATCTTCCGCAAGTTACAGCTTCGAGAACCTGTACCGAACCTACAAGGATTGGATGGGTAATATTTATTCGGATGATATTATGCAATCTAATTATTTTATTTCGCAAATGGGGTTTGATTCTATTCCTCCTGATATGATTGATAGTACTGTAATCGAGGAAGCTCGAGCGGGGGGAGCGTCCAATTCCTCTTTTATGAGGGAGTACGCAGCTCAATTTACAGATGGGAGTGATAGCTATTTCAGCGCAAAGAAAATGCATGCATGCACTATTCCAGACGGAGAAAAGCAGCATACATTAGTAAAGGGAGAGCCTGACAGGGAGTATATCTTGGCTATTGATCCTAGCTTTAGCAACAGCCCTTCCTCTGATTTTTTTGCGATGTCTATTCTGGAACTGGATGAAGAAAGATCTATGTTCTCCACGCTGGTTCATGGGTATGCGGTTGCCGGAGGAGATCTGAAGAACCACATAAAATACCTTCATTATCTAGTAACTCACTTTAAATTTTCGATGATTATCATAGATAATGCAGGGTATCAATTCATCGATAGCGCCAATGAATCCGAACTATTTCAAAGCTCTCGCATAGAAATTAAATTTTTTGATTTCAATAGCGACAAGAATGGGGTTGATTACCAGAAAATGCTTTTAACGGCCAAGCGCCAATACAATCGAAAAGAAAACGTAATCTGCTTTAAGCAGTTGTTTTCGACTACTTTTCTTCGGGAAGCTAACGAGCACCTTCAGGCGTCTATTGATCACAAGAGGATCTGGTTCGCTTCTCGTACGGCTGCTTGTGGAAGCTTCTTCGACAAAGTGTCATCGCAGGCCGTTCCACTTAAGATGATGCCCTACGAAAACAAAGGCGACCTTATCGAGTTTCAGGATGATATAGTTCACCAATCAAAGAAGCAATGTGCTCTGGTAGAGGTTAAAACCACAGCCAAAGGAAGCCAGACCTTCGACTTGCCTCAGCATCTCAAGAGAAGCTCGGCGGTGAATCGAGCCCGTAAAGATAACTATACGACTTTAATGTTGGGGAATTGGGCTATTAAGTGCTACAATGATCTTAAAAAAACCAAGGTGGAGCAAGTTAATCATACATTTACTCCCAGAATGTTAGCTTAGGTGTAATTTTAAAGTAAAAGATGGCGGTAAAGAAGAAAACGGAACAAGGTGCGGAACCTTTGATGGCTAAGCACGAAACTGTAGCTAGTTCTACGCGGACGAGGCGAAACAGGGCCGCGGACATTGTTAGGACTGACCGCTTTAGGAATATAGAAAACGGGATGATTCCGTTCAAATATTCTCGTGGGGTTACGAATAACTCAAATATTGACGTTAGGGACACTATAATTCTTTGTCAAAAAGCTTACTATAATTTCTCAGTTTTTAGGAACACTATCGATTTGATGACTGAGTTTTCTATCAGCAATTTGTATTATACCGGGGGGAGTCGTAAATCTAGAGAGTTTTTTGAAACGCTATTTAGGAAAATAAACATCGATGATCTTCAGAGTAGATTTTTTCGCGAGTACTATAGGTCAGGTAACGTTTTCATTTATCGGTTTAACTCTAAGATGGAGAAGAGTGACGCCTTTAAGATTAATCAAACATTTGGGTTAAGCGAAGCCAATGAAAATATTGAAATTCCCTCTAAGTATATAATTCTTAACCCTTCAGATATTCAGCTTCAAGGGAGCATAGCTTTTAGTAATGGGGTCTATTACAAAGTGGTTACTGACTACGAACTACAAATCCTACGAAACCCGCAAACAGAGGAGCAGAAAGAGGTCTTCGAAAGCTTGCCGGAAGAAACCAAAAAGCTAATAAAAGACACTAAAAATACAGGAATGGCCGCTGTCACGCTTCCGCTTAATACCGATAGGCTTGTGGCTGTTTTTTACAAAAAGCAAGATTACGAACCGTTTTCAGTTCCCATGGGATACCCCGTTTTGGAGGACATAAACTGGAAGCAGGAAATGAAACAAATGGACATGGCCGTGGCTAGGACTACTAATCAAGCTATCCTGTTAATAACCATGGGTGCCAAGCCAGAGGACGGAGGAGTTAATCAAAAGAATCTAATGGCAATGCAGAAGCTCTTCGAAAACGAGTCTGTAGGACGTGTTTTAATCTCTGACTACACAACTGATGCGAAGTTCGTTATCCCTGACATTGGGAATATCTTAGACCCTAAAAAATACGACGTGGTTAATCAGGACATTCAAATGGGATTAAATAACATCCTGTTGAGTGATGAGAAATTTGCCAACACAAGTATCAAGGTTCAAGTCTTCATGGAAAGACTCAAGCAGGGACGTAGAGTCTTCCTAGAGAACTTCTTGATGCCGGAAATCCGTAGGGTATCAAAAGAGATGGGTTTTAAAAATTATCCCGATGCTCATTTTGAAGAGGTTGATTTGAGAGACACCTCTGTTTATTCGAGAATCTATAGTCGTTTGATTGAGCTTGGCGTTCTTACCGCAGAGGAGGGAATGCAGGCTATTGAGTCTGGTCGTTTCCCAACCCCGGAAGAGTCCTTGGAATCACAGAAGAGGTTCCAAGAACTTAAGAACGAGGGGCTGTATGAACCGCTAATAGGGGGGCCCAAGATGACGCAAATGACAGGACGTCCTCCGGGATCGAAGAAGCCAAAGGAAGAGGATAAAAAGACTCCGATAGGAACCAAAGCTGCACTTAATTTCAGTCTTTCTCGCATACAGGAGCACTTAAACCTTTCGGACAAGTTGAACCTAGAGGTAGAAGCCTCCCTGAGGCAGCTGCACAAACGTAAGAGGTTAAGTAAGCAGCAGAAGGAAGTCGCACGAGAAATAACAAATATAGTAATAGCTAACGAAGACCCACCAAACTGGTTGGCTAAAGCGGGAAGGTATGCAGCCGAACCCACAGACAGAAACCACGAAAGAGTTAAGAAGGTCCAAGATGTCGCCTATGAGCATCAAGTGGACGACTTCTTAGCTGGAATATTATATGCGAGCGTTCATGAAGGGGAAAAGTAATGGCGCGGCCAAATGTAATTTACAATTGTCAGGCTCTGTACGTAGGCCCTGCACCGGAAAGTGGATATAATTTCGTGGGCTACGAAGGCGGTAGTCCTCATAACGATTTTGCGAATGTTGATGATGGGACTGGGGCTTATAGGCAATTAAATCTTCTTCATAGTATTGATAGAATTCAATCTGTTAGTTACTCTATTAATGTTCCCCATACCGACATAAATCAAATTAATAAGAGAGGACTAGTCGCAAGGGAGATTATAAATTATCCTGCGGTTGATTTAAATTTTAACTATTTGCTTTGCGGAACCAAAAACGAAGCCCGAATTGGTCTTAACGTAAATTACCCTCAATTTGAGTACAATTATGATGGGGCTCCTTATTACGAAGATAATTTGAGCGTTTCGCTGCTTTCTGGTTTTTTCGAACCCGACAAAAATAGAAAAATTAAACGGGCCGGGAGTAGTTTTGGGGTAAACCAGTATCGGGACTGTAGGAATATATACGTAGCCGTTAATCAAGAGGGTAGAGACATAGATCAAAGTTATTTTAAGGAAGATTTTACTCAAGCCGACCTTTATCAAGGGATTGACCCTAATGCTCCAGACTATCACGTGATATCTTTCGGGAACTGTTACTTGAATTCCTATTCAACGAATGGGGCCGTTGGTTCTCTTGCTTCGGCTTCGGTTTCCTATACCGCATATAATGCTAGCTTTGATATGAGCGGTAGCGGGTTCATGGCTCCTGATATAGAAACCAAAAGAGGTACCCTTGCAAATAAGTCTCAGGTTTCTATTCCTAGGGTATTGGCGGAAGAGGGATATTCGGCGTTGCAGCCCGGAGATATTACAGTAACAACAGACTCTTTTTCCGGACTGGGGGTTGATTTTGACAAACTCCACATCCAGAGTTACGGAATAGATATTAATTTAAACAAGGAACCTTTACCCAACATGGGATACAGGTTTCCCGTCGATAATAGACCCAACTCTCCTATTTTTGCCACCCTTAGTTTGGGAGGAATAGTGGAATCGGGTAATAGTGGTTCGTTAGTGGATTTAATAGCCATAAATAGTGGTTATGATTTTACCATTAAAGTTGATCCTAAGAGTTGTACCGGAAGCACTGCTGCGCCCATTAATGCGGGAGCTATTCCAATTAGGAGGGAAGACGAAGCTTTAAGGTATTCGTTCGTAGGGGCTAAGCTTGATAACTTCGGTTACGAAACTTCAATCGGAGAAAATAAAGTATTTAACGCTTCTTTTAGTGTGGAAATAGATCCGGACGATAGAAGCGGAGGGTTTTTTATAAGTGGAGTTTTGGGGGCTGAAAAGGTGGAGGATTTTATTCTGTTAGAAACCGGGAGTTCCGGGGGTACAGATGATGGATTTTATTTACAGCAGGAAAGTGATGATTTATTGGTAACAAATCTGATTCCTCTTT